GCGAAAAAAGACTTCTACTATTCAGACGGCACCAAGCATTCAAGAGGCAAAACAAAAGGTGCTGAAGGAGAATGGCGTGACCGCTCCCGCAAGCACCGTTATGTTATGATGTTTGATAAGAAACTAGATTTACTATGGTGAAGTATTTCTAGTATTCTCAGTAGCAGCAAGTCTTCTATTGATATACTGAGAAGACTTTTCATAGTGCATGATTCTTCTCAAGTCACCAATGTATGCTTGTAAGTAATCTGCTTTGAGGATATAAATCAAACGCTTATCTTCATTCTTTCTAACTTCGTATTCATAGTTTGATACACCAGACACAGGGTTAGAGATACTCTTTACATTATCACCAAATGATGATGCGTCGTTAGTATAAACAACATCTCCATCATAGTAGGTAATCTTGAAGTCTTCATTGACTACTTTACCTTTGGGAAGGATAAGTCTTCCTTTTGAGTCCTTGACTTCTTTTGTTTCCCAGAAGCGAGTAGAGTTTAAGTTATCACCATACTTATTCTCTGCATAGTTGTATAACTCATAGTCTGACAATGGCCACTGGTCGATTACATTGACAATGCCAGCACTTAAGAGCACAACCCAGTCGAGATCTGAGCTTCCGTAAACTTCTTCAGCAACATTGTCTGGACGATATCCAAAAGGAATCTCATACTTATTGAAGAGAGTAAAAACATTCTGCAAGTCATCGCGTAGTTTTACTCTTCTGAATAAGTTTTTAACTCTCACATACTCTCTAGAAGAGTTACGACTAGAGAGAGGTGACTGATAAAATAAGTCTGGTAATTCTCTGAAATACGACATTTTAGTATCCTACTGAAGTGTCCTTTGCCTTTTCAAGTGCTTCATAGTCTTCGAAGTAGATTGGGTTGAGTTCCTGGAAGTCAAGTTGCATCGTGATATGTACTGGTGTGCCATCATGATATGTTGCATATGTGTTAGACCCAGTATAATTCACATTCATATTAACCAGAGCAGCAGGAATAAACTTATTCAAGAATGGGTGTGGTGAGTTACCCTTCATGTATGCTAACTGAAATATATCTGGAGCACTAATAAAGACTCCAGACTTTGCATCATCTGTAGAATTCTTTTTGGGGACAGACGCTTTTTTGAAAGTGCGGATGATTTTTTTAATTTCTTCACCTTCTCTTCTGCTTCTAGCAACCATATTAAAGGTGAAACTAAATGACCTTAAGTTTACACCTTGGAATAGCAACTCCATGTTTGGGTTAAAGATTGACCCTGTTGCTCTAGAAATCAATCCAGTTGCACTTACATTACCACCAAGAACTCCAAATGCCTGACCGGCAAGTCCTGCAACCACTGCAGATTGTGTAGTAGGATCCTTTAAGGCGGCACTAACTTTCTCAGCACCTAAACTGAAGAATTTTTTAATTGCTGCACCAGGATCTTGAACTCCTTCAGCACCAAACGATAGACCAAATGCCGATAGGGGGTCTAAGGAATCTGATCCCCAAGTGACTTGGTTTGTATCAGAGATTGATTGTGGTATTGGTAAGTAAACTAAATTTTTTATTTTTTTGTTAGATACTCTTTCTTGTGCAGTTGGGAAGTCTAAACTTAAGTCTGATAATTTTTTAACCTCAACACTGTTTCCTTTAGCATCTTTTGTTGTCACATTATATTCTGTTGCTACATCACCATTATTTTCTTGTTGTTTTTTATTATTTTCATCTTGTTTCGCACTACCTTTTATTGAAAGACCAACAGGAACATATTCTAAAATCTTAATCATTAAGTAGTCGGAGCTACTATCAATCCTTTTTAGAGGATATCTACAAACTCTATTATTTCTATTCGCTCTATTTGCAGCCTTTGACTCTTCAGTTGGTTGAAGAGCTATGTTAGCTTCGGCCATTACTCTGTTTTTTAGTTATTTAGTCGGAAGTTGGCAAAAGGTATCATGTAAAGGTCTTTTACTTCGGATGGATATACTTCATATAATCCACCAGCAACTTCTGCCCATGTATAGTTTCTGATTTCATTCCAATGAAAGTTGTATCCACGAAATCCCCAAGTGAAAACTGAGTCAACTTCTACAAATGGATTCTGGTCATATCTTAGTTGTGGTGTTTTAGCAACATAGACAAAGATGTAAATCTTTCCTACTTCAGGAACTTTTGGACCCTCATCAAGTATTGCCATCAATTCAAGCATGATATCATCAGGGTCTCTAATTCCTATGATGCCATCACTGACGGCACGAATTCTATTTACATTACTATCAGTATCTGTAGGTCTAGTTGCCATTACTTGATACCTAATTCTTTCTCTGTGAAGACCCTAAACTCATAACCTCTATCAAGACACCATTCTTTTGCTGCTTCCCACTTTGCCTGGTTTCTGGCATACTCATATGCCTCACGAATGTAACCTTGAGTTTGTCTCTTTGGTTTTGGTGGAGGTGTGGTTTGTCTCAAAGGTTTTACTTCAATCAAGGAAGACTTAATTTTCCCATCACTATCTCTATACTTGATAAAGAAGTCTGGGAAATACCTATGAACTCTATTATCTATTGGTGAGCGATAAGGAATACAGAATTCTTCTGACTGCCATTCCAAAATATTCTCATTCAGGTCACAATATCTCATAAACTTACGCTCCCAGAGAGAGCGGTAAATGATATTGGTTGGGTCACCTTTGTATTTCTTTGGGTTGGAAGGTTGGTATTTACCTTTATATGCCATCTAAATACTTAATAATGTAATACTCGTATAAGGTATTTAGAGTGCCAGCACCTAAACCAAGGAAGATATCAGACTTCAAACCAACTCTTTCGAGACTCGCACAAACATCTCATTACTTGCTGTCTTTTGGTGGATTGCCAACTGCATTGAGACAGCACTTGAATGTGAGAGATGTTGGATATAGATTCATTACAGAAACATCTGGTCTGCTTTGCAGCTCTGCTGTAATACCTGGAAGTTCTTTTGCAACTGCAGATATCGTTGGTAACTACATGGGTGTTACCGAAAAAATGGTGCACACTAGAGCATTTACTGAGATTCAACTAGAATTCTATGTTGACTTTGAGTATAAGACGATTAAATTCTTCGAGCACTGGATGGAATTCATTGCTAGTGGTTCTGGAGTATCTCAAGCATCTGATGGTTACTTCTTCAGAATGGCATATCCAGAAGACTATAAGTGTAATCAGACTAAGATAATCAAGTTTGATAGAGACTACAAAAATAATATCGAGTATACTTTCTATGGAATGTTTCCGCAGTCGATAAACTCCATTCCTGTATCTTATGGAAACTCTGAGATATTGAAAGCAACCGTCACATTTAACGTTGACAGATATGTTGCTGGTAGATTTGATAGTTACTCTCTATACAGAGGTACATCTAATAATATAGTGAATAATGGTATCTCGGATACAGATTTTGTAGGAAGTAATCAGTTTGATTCAATTTATAATACCCAACCAATTCCTACTAAAGATACTAATGTATTTACGAGTTCAGTAAACTATGATGCATCTCAAGCTGCTGGATTAGACTTTACTGGTAACTATACCTACAAAGGACCTAATTTTGCATAATAAATAATCTTAACTGAAATCTTTGGGTTGTTATGCCTTTACCAAAAATATCTACTCCAACATATGAGTTGGAGATTCCTTCGACTGGAAAGAAAATTAAGTATAGACCATTTCTAGTCAAGGAAGAGAAAGTCCTCATCATTGCGATGGAAAGTGAAGATAATAAGCAGATTGCTAATGCTGTCAAAGATGTAATCTCTAGTTGCGTTATCACTAGAGGTGTCAAGATTGACCAACTCTCAACATTCGACATTGAATATCTCTTCCTGAATATTCGTGGCAAGTCTGTTGGAGAAGAAGTTGAGGTAATGATTACCTGTCCTGATGATAATGTTACCCAAGTTCCTACTGTAATCAACTTGGATGATATTAAGGTTGAGATTAATAAAAATCATAGCAAGGATATTACCCTGAGTGGTGATTTGATTCTTCGCATGAAGTATCCTTCTATGACTGAGTTTATCAAATCAAACTTCAACTCTGGTGAAGAGATTGATGTAAATGACACCTTTGATTTGATTTGCTCCTGTATTGAGCAAGTATATAATGAAGAGGAATCATGGAATGCATCTGACTGCACAAAGAAAGAGTTGAGAGATTTCTTGGAGCAACTTAGCTCTAAACAATTCAAAGAGATTGAGACTTTCTTTGAGACGATGCCAAAACTTCGTCATGAGTTGACTATTAAGAATCCTAATACAGGTGTTGAAAGTGATGTTGTCTTGGAGGGACTAGCAGCTTTTTTCGGGTAAGTATGGCTCATACTAATCTTGAGTCATACTTTAAGGTAAATTTTGCCTTGATGCAACACCATAAATACTCATTGACAGAACTCGAAAATATGATACCCTGGGAAAAGGAAGTTTATCTTTCCTTGCTCCAGCAATACATTGAGGAGGAAACACTGAAACAAAGAGCAAATGGCTGAGATGCAATCACCCCTAGCGGGTGGACTAAGTGGTGCTAGAAGAGCAGCGTCATCCGTCTTAGGTAGCGCCACTTTCGCCAGCTCTCTTGCTAGAAAAATTGCTGCTATTGAAGATAAGAATACAGCAGAAGTTTTACAGCAGAATCAGATTGCCCTTGCAAGTGTAAACAATACTCTTGCAAGAGTAGGCAATCAAATGATTGTCCTCAATAATAGTTTATTAGCAATATCACAACTAACTGCACAGTCTGCAGCGTTAGAGAATCTAAAAGAAAGACAGAAGAATCAGCAAGAAAGATTGTTAGCTCAACAGCAGTTGAGAGAAGGAAAAGAAAGTATAATCGAGAAGAAGATTCAGGCAACTCTTGTAAAACCAGTGCAGAAAATTGCTGGTAGTGCCCAGAAGTCTTTGTTTAACTTGATGGAGTTTTTCAACAGACTATTCTTTGGATGGTTGTTGAATCAAGGATTACAAACTATATCTGCACTTGCGACTGGAAATAAAGAAAAACTAGAGCAGATAAAGGATAACGTACTCAAGAATCTTTCTACGGTTGGTCTTACTCTACTTGCTCTGCAAGGTGGATTTAAGATTTTCAGAGGCACATTATTCAGGATTGCTGGATTTATTGCAAAGGCGTCTCTGGTTGGATTATTCTTGAGACCTATCAAAGAGTTGCTTGGTGCTGTGATGGGAATTGCTGAGAAAGTGATACCAAAACCTATCATGGATACTTTGAAGTATGCCATGTCTCTGGTCAATAATTCGTTACCATTTAGTCCAGCAGGTGCGATTGCTGGTGGA